TCAGGCGACCCCGGGACCGAACAGGTTGGCCCGGGTCTCTTTCCAGCACTCCTCGAGCTTTCGCATGCCGTTGATCGCGAGTCGGCGCTTGTTCACGTCGCGGCTGTAGTGCCGCACCATCTGCTCGGACATCTCGACGATCGCCGAGACCTCGGCCTCGGTGTTGCCGGCCTCCAGGAGCATGTTCACGGCGTTTTTGCGCAGGCCGTGGAACACGAAGGCGCCGTCGCGCAGGGTCTTCATCGCGGTCGCCTTGGCCGCGCTGACCTGGGCCGGGCCGCCCTTGCTGGTCTTGGATGTGATCTCGCGCTGCCAGGCCGTGCGGTAGGCTGCCAGCGTCCACGGCGCGCCGTCCTCGCGCAGGTGCAGAGCCGGGTGCTCGATGTGCGTCCGGGTCAGGATCTCGCGGTATTCCGAGTGGATCGGGACGAACACCTCGGCACCGGTCTTCCGGGCGATCAGCTCAATCGCGTTGGCGCCCGGCGCCGGCCGCAGCATCGTCACGACATCCACCGAGCGCTGGCCGGTGTAGAGCGCCGAGTAGACCGGCAGGTGTAGCCCCGGGCGGGCGTGCTCAAAGAACGCCTCGAATGCCTTGTCGGACCACGGCTTGTGCGGCTCGACCTCGTGCTCGACCTTCTCGGTGATGCGGGCGACGTTGCTGGTGCAGTAGCCGCGAGCGCCGCCGAACGAGAGCAGCTTTGACAGGACGGCCCGGAAATATCGGGCGCCGGAAGGCGTGCCGGACCGCAGGTCGATCGCCTCCTGGGCGGCCACAGATGTGAGCGCGGCCACGGGCTCGGAGCCCCAGGCGTCCGCAATCGCCTTCAGGTGGCGGTCGTAGTCGCGTTTGGTGAGGTCGGCGAGGCCGCCATAGGCCGGGTGTGCCTTGTAGGCGGTGATCAGCGCGTCGAAGGTCTTGCGGTCGGCATGTCGGTCGATACGATGGAGCGGCTGCGCGCGACGATCGCGGGGCTGGCCGCGGCGGACGCCCGGTCCGCTCTGATCCAATCCCGCAGCCAGATGTTCTGCTGCATCCAGGAAGCCCGCATCACTGCGGCGACCACCTACACCAGCCGCAACGAGGTGGACCGGGTGCTCGGCCTCGTGGCGGCCGCCTTCGATATCTCCCAGGGCGCGGCGGCAGATGCCGGCGATGCTGCGGGCTACCGGGCGCTGGTTGGGCTCCGCGCCGCTATGGTTCGGGACCTCACCGACCGGTCTCGCCCGCTGCCGAAGCTCGTGACCTACACCTTCGGACGTGTACGCTCGTCGCTCACCCTGGCACAGCGCCTGTATGGCGACGCCACCCGGGCCGACGAGATCATCGCCGAGAACGAGATCGTCCACCCCCTCTTCGCCCCGCGCGCCGGGCGCGCGCTGTCGGCCTGAGGAGTCGCGATGCCGAAGCCGACGGAGGTCGCCGAGATCGCGGTCAACGGTCAGCGGTACTCGAACTTCGAGACCGTGAGCGTGTCCCGGTCCGGCGTCGATCCCTTCCCGAAGTTCGCCTTCACGGCGGCCTCGCCGATTGAGAGCGCGCCGAACTGGGCGGGCATGAAGCTCGGCATCGGCGACGAGTGCGAGGTGATCCTCGGCGGGCGGCAGGCCATCTCGAGGGGCCGTATCACGGGTCGGCAGCCGGCCTACGACGCGCAGCAGCACGGTCTGCAGATCGTCGGCACGACCAACTCGGCTACCGTGGTCCGGGCCACGGTCGATCACAACAAGGGGGAGTTCAAGGGCTACAAGCTCTCGCAAATCGCGAACGCGGCGCTGAAACCCTACGGGACCAAATTCTCGACCAAGGGCGACACGGCCGGCATGGACCAGCCCTTCGAGAAGGTCGCGGTCCAGTTCGGCGAGACGGTGTTCGCGTTCATCGAGCGCCTCTGCCGGATGCGGAACGCCTACATCCTCTGCGACAAGAGCGGGGACCTCGTCGGCTACCGGCTCGACAATGCGGTGAAGACGATCGCGGACCTCCAGGAGGGTCGCAATATCCTCGCCGCCTCGGCCAACTTCAATTACGAGGGCGCGCTCAGCGAAATCCAGACGCAGGGCCAGCGCCCGGGCAATGACCAGCGCTTCGGTGACGCGGCGCGCGACCAGTCCGCGACCGTCAAGAACTCGTCGGTGAAGCAGCACGTGCCTCTGGTGTTCGCGGCCGAGATGCCGGGCGACCAGGCTGAAATGCGCATGCGGGCGCAGCACGAGAACGGCTACAACCTCGCGGACCAGCTGACGGTGCAGATCACCGTGCAGGGCTGGTTCCGGGACGAGAGCAGCCTCTGGCTCGAGCACGTCGGTGATCCGGTTTCGGTCTATTCGCCCATGCTGTTCACGAACGATCGGCTCAACCTCGCCATCCAGGCGGTGAACTCGACCCAGGGGCCGGCCGGCACGCTCTCGCAGCTGACCCTGGTCTTGCCGGGCGCCTACAACGGCGGCGATCAGGTGCAGACCGGCGGCACCCCGCCCGGCCTCTATGGTGCCGCATGAACCGCACGACGACGCGCACATCGGGCGACCGCGTGGTGGCGAGCCTCTCCCGGGCCATCATCACGAAGATCAACGACACGCCCTTCATGCAGGAGCTCGGCGTCCGGGTCCGAGACCAACAGAACCTGACCGATGTCGAGCATTGGCACTCGGCCGGCGTCACGCACTACCCGATGCCGCCGGACGCGAAGGGCGCGGCCGAGATCATCCTCGCCACGCTGACCGGCAACAATTCGCATCCGATCGCGCTGCCTGCCGCGGACCGCCGATATCGTCCGAACGGGATGAAGCCCGGCGACACGTCGGTGACCGACGCCAACAAGCAGACGATCCACCTGGGTCAGGTCAGCGTGGTGCTGGACAGCCCAAAGCGCTTCGACCTGCGGGTGACTGCGGACCAGGGGGCAGGGAAGGCGAAGAACCAGGGCGCCAACCTCACGGCCGAGAAGAAGCCGTCGACCACGATCACCGGCAAGGCGGCGGGCACGCTCGCCACGACCTCGACTGCGGCCACCACCGTCACCGGCAAGAACGTCACGGTCACCGCCGGCACGAAGCCAGATGCCGCGGGAGCCGCCGAGCTGAACAACCAGCTGAAGGGCCTTGCCGCCCGGGTCGCGCAGGCCGAGAAGAACCTGCACGGCCTGTTTGACGTGACCTCGAAGCTTCGGGAAATCGCGCAGACCATGATCCCGGGCCTGGCGGCCCTAGCGCCAATCCTGAATCAGGCCCCGGATGGGCTCCAGGCAATGGCGGGTGCGATCGAGGGTAAGGCGCAGGCCTACCTGCAGCAGCAGATCCAGCAGGCCCTGCAGATGTTCATGAGCCCGAACCTCGCCGGGCTCGCGAGCGTCCTGAGCGGCAACGTCGAGGGCCTGATAGCGCAGGCGCAGGGGCAGATCGCGAGCCTCATCGCCGCCAATCCGGTCGCAGGGCAGGTAGACGGCTTGCTGTCGCGGATCGAGGCTCTTAGCGATGCTCCGCTGCCCCCGGACGTGGCTGGCGCGGCGATGGCAGCGCTCCAGGCGCAGGTGGACTACCTGGCCCGGCAGAACCCCGTCGTCGGTCAGATCGCGCAGCTGCGCGATCTGCTCTCGACCCTGACCAATCAGGCCGGCCCGGGGCTGGGCTTTCTCGCCCCGCAGCAGCGGCTGGTCCAAGGCCTGATCCGCTCGATGCACTTCAGCCAAAGCTGAGGACACGCTTGCCCGAGAACATCCTCGTCCATTCCCGCCGCGCGGTGACGCGCGAGTGGCTTCTGACCTCCGTGGATCAGCGCGATCCGTCGCTCGACCTCGTCGATTGCGTGGTGGTCGCGCTGGGGACCGACCGGCTGGCCCGCGGCGACGACGAACTGCCGGTATCTGGCGATAAGGATCGCCGGGGCTGGTGGGGCGATCTGGACGCTTCCGGCATCCGCGATGGCTGGCCGATCGGCTCGCGCTTGTGGCTGCTCCAGCGGGTGACAATCACCGGCGCCGAGGCGCGCCAGGGCAGCACGGTGGCCCGCGCCGAGGACTACACCCGGGAGTGCCTCCAACCCTTCGTCCAGAAGGGCGTGGCGTCCCGGCTCAGCGTGGTCGGCGAGCGGCTCAAGGTCGAGGGCATCGACGTGAAGGCGACCCTCTATCGCGGCGACCTGCCGGCGATCGAGCTTCGCTACGCGACGCTGTGGAACGGGATCAGGGCCTGACGCATGCCGCTTGAGATCCCTACGCTCGCGGAGACCCGAGCGCTCAGCCGCGATGCCGTCATAGAAGCGCTCCGCGTCGGCGCGCTGCCCGGCAATTGCCCCGCCGGCATCCTCGCCGACGACAACGGCGCGCTCGCGTTCCTGGTGCTGCAGTACATTTTCCGCCAAGCGGACGAGTATCTACCGGACCGCGCCGGCGAGCAGATGTTGCAGCGCTGGGCCGATATCTTCCTGCCGGGCGGCCGGAAGGCGGCGACCTACAGCGTCCTCAGGGCAACCCTGTCCGGGCCCGCCGGCACGGTCGTTCCGCAAGGCACGCAGTTCAGCCAGGGAGGCCTGCTGTTCCAGTCCACGGCTGCGGTGACGCTGGGCGGCACGGACGTCGCTACCACGCTCACCGTGCGCGCACTCACCTCGGGCATCGTCGGCAACCTATCGAACGACAGCGCCCTCTCGCTCATCGCCGCAATTTCCGGTGTCACCGCGTCTGCGACCGTGATTGGGATTGTGAGCTACGGCGTCGACATCGAGAGCGTCGACAGCCTGCGCGACCGCGTGCTGTTCCGTATCCGCAAGCCGCCGATGGGCGGCGATGCCGACGACTACGTGGCCTGGGCACGCGAGGTTCCGGGTGTCACCCGTGCCTGGGCCGCGCCGCACGAGGTCGCGCTCGGCACGGTGACGATCCGGTTCATGATGGACGACTTGCGGGCGTCGCTCGGCGGCTACCCAATCCAGTCCGATTGCGACGCGGTGGCGGCTCACATCGCTACCGTGCGGCCGATCACCGTCTCGGACATATATGTGGTGCCGCCCGTGCCGCAGCCGGTTAATCTCGCGATCGGCAATCTGTCTCCCAACACCCCGTCCACCCGGGCGGCGGTCCTGGCGAGCCTGTCGGCCATGATCAAGCAGCGCGCCGCGCCGGCCCGGGCTGTGAACGGCGCGCTCCAGCCGAGTCAGACGATCTACGCGGCTTGGCAGTCCGAGGCGATCTCGGCTGCTGAGGGTGTGGACTATTTCGACTTGTCGACGAGCGATGCGGTTATGGCGAACGGCGGCCGCATGGCGACGCTCGGGTCGGTGGCCTTCATCTGATGGCGGACCCGTTCGTTCGCCGCTCGGCCGACGACTACGCCGAGGCTTTCCAAGATCTGCATCCGGTCGGCCCGGCTTGGCCTCGGGCTGAAGCGCCGGCGTCGGACGACACGGCGCCCCGGGGCGATGACGAGGCGCTCTCCGATCTGACGCGTGGGCTCGCCAAGGTATGGGGCAACAAGGTCGACGCCCGCGCGGCTGACCTGCTCTTCATCGAGACGGATCCGCGGCAAACTTACGAGCTGCTTACAGACTGGGAGCGTGCATTCGGCCTTCCGGATCCATGCAGCACCGAGGCGCCAAACTTGGCTCTCCGGCGTGAAGCGCTGATTCGCAAGCTGACGATGGTTGGGCGTCAGGACCGGCAGTTTTTCATCGATCTCGCGGCGGGGCTTGGGTACCAGATCCGCATCTACGAGTATCGGCCGGTCGTCTGCGGCGAAACCCGCTGCGGCGACACGCGGCCGGCAGGGCGTCTCGTCTACACCTACGCGCGATGCGGCAGCGCGCGATGCGGCGTCGATCCCATCCTGAAGATCGACCTCAGCGGCGGCGACGACTGGGTGTGGCGCCTCGGCGCCCCGAATATTCGGTTCATCTGGCGCGTCTCAATCCTCAACACCGCCCTGCGCTGGCAGCGTGGCGGTGTGGCCGAGTGCGGCGTCGATCATCACTGCGAGTTCGGCCTCGCTACCGATCTTGAGTGCGTGATCCGGCGACTGGCGCCCGCGCACACCCAGGTCCTCTTCGATTATTCACAGGTGGCGATCGGCAATGGATAGACTCCCTCCGTTCGACAAGATTGGCGCGCTGCCGGTCCCGGATCACCAGAATGCTGATCCGGCAAGCTCCAATCCGGGCTCCATCGTCAACGCTCTGATTTTCAACCAACTGCAGCGCGAGGGCGTCAACCTCGAGCTGCTGGCGGGGCTGACCCCGGACAGCGCCAACCTGTTCCAGTGGACGCAGGCCGTATCCCGCGGTGGCATCTGGGTCGATGAGTTGACCGGGACCGGCGATCTCGCTGTGGCCACCTTGGATGCTGTGCTTCCTGCATTCCTGCGGGGCATGCGCCTCGGCGGCGTGGCGGCTGCACCCAACACGATCACGACCCCGAAGCTGCGGGTGATGAACCTCAGCTCGACCGGCGCTTACGTCGATTTTCCGATCCTCAAGGAGGACGGCTCGGCCCTCGGCGTGGGAGACATCAAGGCCGGCCGCCGCTACCGCTTCGAGGCGGACGGCGCTGGCAATGTCGTCATCACAGGCGCCGGTCTCAGCGCGCCGTCTGTCGTCGCGCAATCTCCGGTCGGCCGAGGGCTTTTCTCGAAGCAGGCTGCAGGCAGCTATACCTGGAAGGTGCCGTCGGTTGCGGCGGGCGATCCCTACGATGTCTTCTGGGTGCTCGGCACCTGCGTCGGCGCGGGCGCGGGCGGGTCGGGCACGTCAACATCGGGCACGCAAGCCGGTGCGGGCGGTGGCGGCGGCGGCGCGGCCTTCGGCTGGATTCCGGTCACGCCAGGTCAGAACATCCCCTACGTGGTCGGCGGCGCCTCACTCGGCGTCGGCTATGCGGGCAATTCCGGCAACGGCGGCACTTCGTCGATCAGCTCGATCATGCAGGCGACCGGCGGCCGCGGCGTCAGCAACAACGGCAACGCTGGCGGCGCCGGCGGCGTCGGCACGGGCGGCCAGGTCAACATCGCGGGCGGCTGCGGCAACGATGCCCCCGTCGGGACGGCCAACTATCCGGGCGGCTTCGGCGGCAGCTCCCTGCTCGGCGGCGGCGGCCGCACCGGCGTGATCGGCGTGGCGGGTGTCGCCCCCGGCACCGGCGGCGGCGGCGGCTACACGACCACCTACACCCAGGCCGGCGGCAACGGCGCCGATGGCTACGTCTCCTTCCAATACTGAGGCGCGCGATGACAACGAAGTTATGGGCTTGGCACCCTGATGGTGTCGTCGACGAAGTGGTCGAGCTCCCCAGTGATTGGGTGCCTGGGCGCGACATCTACACGCCCGAATACGCGGCTGACCTGACCGATGTCACCGGTGTTTCCCCGCAGCCCTCCGCGGGCTGGACGACGGCTGACGGCGGCAAGACTTTCATGGAGCCCGCCCCTGCTCCGACGCCCGTACCCGCAGCCGTGTCGAGCGCGCAGGCCAAGATCCAGCTTCTGCGCACGCCCGGCTCCGCCGACGACAAGACGCTGCTCGACGACGTGATGGCCGATGTCCAGAAGGCGGGCGGCGAGGTGGCGATCTGGTTTTCCGACGCCCGGACGTGGGAGCGCGCCAATCCATACGTCGCCCAGCTCGGCAAGAGCCGGAAGCTGAAGGACGCCGACATCGACGCGCTGTTCGTCGCCGCTGCGCAGATCGCGGCTTAGCGCGCGTCGAGGGCCGCCCGTGACCCAGATCCTCAACCTCCCGCTTCTCACGTTCCCGGTCTCGATCGCGAACAACGAGGACTGGACCGACGCTTGGGCTTACCTCGACGTTTCGTCGAACCCGATTTCGCTGGCGGGTCTGACGCTGACGATGATGATGCGCGCGCGGGCGACCGATCCGACCGCCCAGATCGTCGCCGCGAGCGTCTCCGGTATCGTGAACGGCCTGCCTCAAAACGGCTCGATCTCATCCGGAGGCGCCGGCCTGAACGTCGTCGCGCTCGCGATCCCGAAGGCGACCGTCGCCCGGCTCTCCCCTGGGGACTACGTCTTCGAGGTCCAGGCTACCGGTGACGGCCTGACCCGAACCATCGCGGCCGGTCCCGTCACGGTCGAAGCTGGGGTTGTGCGATGATCTCTGGCGCGATTGTTGTTCTGCGGCCAGCCGCACAGAACGTCGCCCCCGGGGTCGCGCTTCCGGCCGGCCCGGCGGGGCCACCGGGCAAGGGCGAGAAGGGTGACAAGGGCGCGGACGGGCTCGTGCGGTCCTTCGCCGGCGTGTCCAAGCCCGACATCGCGCTGTCCGATGTTGTTGCCACCGCCGATGACGCCGCGGCCGGCAGCGCTACAACGGGGCTCATGACCCCCGACCTGACCCGCCGCCACGTCGCCGCCTCGATCGCCGCCACCGCAGCCGGCACCATCGGCGGCGCGATCGCGGGCAAGCTCAGCTCGACGGACCTGCCGACCACGAAATTCGCAACTGCGACCGGCCAGGCTCAGCGCAGCGCACTTGATCGGTTCACGGACGCGGTCTCGGTGCTGGATTACGTTCAGTCCGGCGACACCGACTACGCGCCGGCATTCACGCGCGCGATCGCAACGGGCAAACTGGTGCGGGCGCCGAAGCTCGGGGCCGGGTACGACATCAACAGCCAGGTCACGGTTCCGTCAGGCGCTCACATCCATTTCGAGGGCACGAGCAGCGTCCGCTCGACCTCGGCCTCATCCGTTTTTCGGCTGACCGGCTACGACATCGCCTCTTCGATCAGTGGCGGCGCGATCTTCGACATGAGGAACGCACCGGCCGGATCTTCGGCGCTCCGCTTCGGGACAGGGTCAGGCGTCGTCTACCGCGTCGCTCTGCGGGACCTGCGCTTCCAGAACTGCTTCAGCGCCGTCGACTGCGAGCCCCACGCTACGAACTACGTCGTCGATATCGAGACGCGCAATCTTGTCGCCGAGCTGACCCGCGGGCGTCAGTTCTACATCATTCGCTCGCGCGGGTTCTTCACGGTCGACATGCGGGTCGATCACACCCGCAATACCAGTCAGGTGACGTGGGAGGGGATCCGGCTCGAAGATGTCGCGGGTCTGGATATTGACCGCATGGATGTGGTCGGTCCCTCGACCGACACGGTGCCGACCGTGACCTATCAAGACAGTGCGATCGCGATTGTGATCGCCAACCCGAGCAACGGCCCCGTCGCCAGCGTCTACAACAACGGTCGGATCCTCGTGGATTCAGTTCGCGGTCCTGGTGTTTTGCTTTCCTACATCGCGAACTTCATCGGCGGGCATATCCAGGTTTATGCCGCGCTTGGGCAAGCCGTGCGTGGCCAGAACTGCTCGGACTTCAACACGTCGATCAGCGTCGTCGGGATGAAGGGGAATGCGGCCGCCATCGGGTCTCCGGCGGTGCAGTTCGACAACTCCCAGCGAATCCGCGGCTTCGCTGGCGTCCAGAACAGCCCGGCCGCCGGTTTGTACATGAACGCCTGCACCGACTGCGCGCTCGACGTGTTGAGCACCGGTAACACGGGCTATGGCGCAGTCGAAAGCGGCGCGCGCAACCGGCTGACCGGGACGATGCGCGGGACAGGCGGCTCGTTCAGCATCTCGGGCACGGGGTCCGTGGCGACAAACTACTACGCGAACGACAACGCGTTCCATCTCGGCCCGACGTCCGGGGCCGTAGCCTAGGCCACGAAGCGCCTCGCCGCTTCGCCTTCCTCCTCCTCCACCGCTCTAACCGAACCTGCTCGCCGGGAGCGCCATGACGCGTGACGTACCGATCGAGATCCGGCGGGGGAACGACGACCCCGCTGTGATCTGGGAGTTCGCCAACGCGGACGGGACCCCGGCCAACCTTGCGGGGTCGGTGTTCGAGCTCGTCGTGGCGTGGCCGGCTGTGCCGTACTCGGCTGCGGCCGGTCCGCAGCCCGGGGGCGAGATCGCGCACAGCTCGGACGCAGTGCTGGGCGACGGCATGCTGACGATCGACGTCGCGGCCGGCCGGGTGACTTGGCCCTACACCATCGCGGAATCGGACCTGATCCCGCGCGGCCAGGGCCCGCGCTACGCCCTGCGCCGCGTGATCGGTGGCAAGACCCGCGACTGGGCCGGCGGTCCGGTCACCGTCCGGAGCTTCCTGCCATGAGCGCCTGCTGCGACGGGCCGTTCCGGGTGCGCGTTCTCAGGCCGGCCGAGCCCGGCATCGTGCGCGTGGTCGTACCCGGGCCGATGGGCGGCGACGGGCCTCCAGGCGCGTCGGCCCAGGGCAATCGATCCGAGACCGCCATCCAGGCCGCCGTAGCGCTCGGCGGCCACAAGGTCGTGCGGGGAACGCCTGAAGGGGCGGTCTACGCCTCGGCCGCCATCCTCTCCGACCTCGGCACGGTCATCGGCGTCACGACCGGTGCGGCCGCGGCCGATGCCGACGTGGCGGTCGTCTCGTCTGGAGCGATCGACGAACCGTCCTGGGCCTGGCTGCCCGGCCCGGTGTGGCTCGGCCTCGACGGCGATCTCACGCAGACCCCGCCGGCCGGGGCCTTCGTCTAGCAGATCGGTGTCGCGGTGGGTCCGACGCGCCTGATCGTGTCCCTCGGCCCTCCGATCCGAACCCTCTGAGGAGCGCACGATGCCCGGCGACAAGTACCTCTACAACAACGCAGGCACGGTGACGGAGAAGACCTCCGTGCAGGCCAGCGCTGGCGCGGCCGACGCCGGCAAGATCCCGGCGCTCGACGCGACCGGCCGGTTCGACACCAGGATGATGCCGAGCGGCATCGGCGCCGACACCAAGACGATCGCGGCCTCGGAGGCGCTCGCGGCCGGCGACCTCGTGAACATCTGGAGTTCGTCGGGCGCGAAGGTTCGGAAGGCCGACGCCTCTGTGGCCGGCAAGGAGGCCCACGGCTTCGTGCTCGCTTCGGTCGCGAACGGCGCGAACGCGACCGTCTATTTCGAGGGCGCGGACACGCAGGTCTCCGGGCTCATCCCGGGCCCGGTTTTCCTGTCCGCCGCCACGCCGGGAACCGCCACCTCCACGGCGCCGTCCGGATCCGGCTAGGTCGTCCAGCGTGTCGGCTTCGCGGTCGCGGCCACGGAGCTGAACTTTCAGTCCCAGCCGCCGATCGTCCTGGCGTAACCGGCGATGGTCGCGCGCAACCCGCTCGTCGTCGTCGATGGCACCGTCAAGGAACTGTCCGGCGGCGACACGACCCCCGGCATGCTTCCGGGCGGCGGCACTGCGGGGCAGGTGCTGACCAAGACCGGCGGCGCCGCCTATGCCGCCGCCTGGGCTGATCCTGCCGGCGGCGGCCCCGGCGGCGGCCTCACCGAGGCGCAGGCCAGCGCGATCGCGCGCCGCGCCGCCATCCTCTACGCTGTGAGGTAGGCCGTTGCCCCAGTCCCAAGCCCGGCTCGCGCCGGCGCAGTATGCGTTCGCGACGGCCCAGAAGCAGATCGCCTTCGCGGGCGTGCCCGGGTTCACGATCGATGGCTTGGTCCTGGTGGTGAACGCCGCCTCGGGCAAGGTCATCTTCGACCCGCAGGACAGCAGCGGCGCGCTCGGCGGCACGGCCTCGGGCAGCACCGTGACCCTGGCCTACGACACCACGCCGATGTCGGCCGCCGATCGCCTGGTGGTCATCTACAACAGCCTCGAGCGCGACGATCAGCTCTTCACGTTCTCGCCGACCACGACCGGGCCGCTGGCCGCAATGGCGGTCAAGGGCTTCATGTCGGCGATGGTCGATATCCGGTCCTCGACCGGCTGCTCGAGCAACCTGGAGGGTACGGTCGACAACACGCAGTGGAAGGCGATCAAGGGCCAGCTGCCGAACCTCGACAGCAACACCGGCGACACGAATTTCAACGAGGGCAAGCCGTTCAACATGCGGCAGTGTGATGTCACGCCCTACCGCCTGATCCGCTTCAACGTGACCTCGATCGCCGCCGGCAGCCCGGCGATCAACATCCTCCTCAAGACCGTCCCGGCCCCGCCCCGGCTGTTCATCGCCAACGGCGGCAGCCTGGTCGCCAACTTCGATAGCGGCGGATCGGTCGGCTACGTCCGGCAGACCAGCCTCTACACCGAGACGTTTCGTGGGGCGCTCACCGCGGACCAGGTCGTCACCGGTGCCGCCCGGCAAGCGAATGGCCAGCCGAATCCCTACTACTCCCGCTTCGGCGCCACGGTGGTCTCGGACCAGTCCGGCTCGCTGCAGATCCAGGCCTCCACCGATGGCACGAACTGGATCACGGTGGCGACCCAGGCAGTCGTCGGCGGCACGCCGTTCGATCTCGAGGTGAAGGTCCGGGCCGCGTTATACCGGGCGGTCTTCACCAACGGCGGCACCGCCACCGGCGCCAACGCCTTCTCGCTGCTTTCTGCGTTCTGCGGCGCCTGATCGGAGGCCAGCATGACCGTCCGCCTCAACGGCATGGAGATACTGACCGAGGGCGGCCTCCGGCAGGCCAACCAGCAGATGCTCCCGGGCCTGACGATCACCGGCACCGGCGAGATGGCGCTCCCGTCGAAGCTGGCGATCCCGGGCAACACGCTCACGCCCTGCACGCGGCTGCGGCTCGTGCAATACGGGATCTCCAGTTCGGTCGGCCTGCTGCCGACGATTACGCCCCGGATCCGGCTCGGCGGCGTGCTGCTGCTGCCGGCACGCGCGATCAGCGGCCTGCTCGGGGCGAGCGACGTGCCCTGGTATTCGGTGGCCGACTTTCTGGTGCTCCAGGGCGCGATCACCGGCGCCGGGATCCTGTTCGTCGACGACAATCAGGTGCGGCTCTTCGGCGGCAAGCCCGTGGTGCCGCCCGATCTGTCCGTGGCCCAGGATCTGACCTCGTCGGCGCAGTGGAGCACGACGGGCAACTCGATCATTTGCCAGGCCTGGATCGCCAACATCACGCCGCCAGCCGCCTGACCTCTGCAACATCGGGGTCGCCCATGACCCGCATCCCCGCGGCGCTGGCGCTCGCCTGCGCGCTCCTGATCTCGACCGCAGCCGATGCCCGGCCCCGCCGCCGCGGCCCCTGCGTGCCTGTCTTCATCGACGGCGCCGGCACGATCTGGATCTGCGGCGCCCGGTCCTGCGCGCGCTGAGAGCGCGACCCTTCACCCCAGGAGCACCACCATGCCGACACCCGCAGCCACGGCGGCAGCGTTCGCGCGCGCGCGCGCCTCCGACTTCAAGGGCCGGGCCGTCCGGCTCGCTGATCTCGACCTGCCGGCGGCGGGGCATCTGATCGGCGTCGGCGAGGACGAGCTCCACGCGGTGCTGGAGGTCGAGACGGCCGGCGGCGGCTTCGACAAGCAGGGCCGGCCGAAGATGCTGTTCGAGCCCCACGTCTTCTACCGGAACCTCGTCGGATCCGACCGCGCCCACGCCGTGCAGATCGGGATCGCCTATGAGAGGTGGAAGGCAGGCGGCTACCCGGCCGACAGCTACCCGCGCCTGGCCTCCGCGCTCAACATCAACGAGACGGCCGCGCTGAAGGCCGCGTCCTGGGGGCTCGGGCAGATCCTCGGCGAGAACTTCGTGGCTGCGGGCTACGACAGCCCGCAGCAGATGGTGGTCGCCTTCATCGACGGCGGCGAATCCGAGCAGCTGCAGGCGATGGTCCGGTTCATCAAGGCCAACCACCTCGACGACGAGCTGCGTGCGCACAACTGGGCGGCCTTCGCCCGGGGCTACAACGGCGCCAGCTACGCGCAGCACGGCTACCACACCAAGCTCGCGGCGGCCTTCGCGAAGTGGTCGAAGATCAAGGACACGCCCTGGTCGCCGCCGCAGGATGCGGTCGGCAAGCCGGTGCCGATCCCGCCGGTCTCGGTCGCCCCGCTGCCGCCGCCGGTCTTCGCGCCGGCGCCGCGGAACAGCGGCTCGCCCGCGCTGGCGGCCCCTGCCCCCGCGCCCACGCCGGCCAAACCCGGTTTCTGGGCCGCAGCGCTCTCGCGGCTGCGCACCGCCTACCCGAAGAAGGAGGGCTGACCCATGGCCAGCGGCATCATCGGCACCATTCTCGGCGGCGTCCTGACAGGCGGCGCCGGTCCGGCGCTCGGCGCGGGAATCGGCGCGGCCATCCCGAGCATCGCCGAGATCGCCCGGGTGATCGTGGATCGGACCATCCCGGACCCGCAGAAGAAGGCGGAGGCTCAGGCCGAGATCGAGCAGGCGCTCGCTACCCGCGAGGCCGCGGTCGCCGCCGCGATCCAAGCCCAGAACGAGCAGCAGAACGCGATCAACCTGGCCGAGGCGCAGGGCAATGACCGGTTCTCTTCGCGGTGGCGGCCGACGCTCGGCTGGGCGTGCGTGGCGGCCTTCGTCTACCAGTTCCTGGCCGCGCCCCTGGTGACGTGGCTCGGAGCGATCCTCGGCGTCGCGCTCGGCATCGCCTTCCCCGCGCCGCCCACCATCGTCGTGTCGGACTTCATGCCGGTGCTGATCGGCATGCTCGGGCTGGGCGCCATGCGCACCTACGAGCGGACGACAGGCGTGCCGGGGGCCGTGCCCGCCCCGCAGACGGCGCGGCGCTGAGCCGGGATGCGCGCGCCATGGCCGCCGCCCTCGAAGCTGTCACGCAGCCCCCCGCCTTCCTACGGTTCCAGGATCACGAGGCCATGATGCCGGAAGGCCAGAAGAGCCAGGACGAGGCCGCCTGGACCAAGATGCAGGTCGACGTCGCGGTCTCGGCGACGAAGCTCGACGCGGTCCAGTCCGACGTGCGCGGAATCCGGGAGGACCTCCGCAACGTCTACGCCACCAAGACCGAACTCAAGGACGTGGTCGACGACGTGTCCAAGCTGAAGGACCACGTCGGCTGGCTCGTGAAATCCGTGCTCGGCGCCATCGTGCTGGCGATCGTCGGGCTCGTCCTGTCGAAGGGCGGGGTGCCGCACTGATGCCCCCCAAACCGGAACCCATGCAGGTCACGATGCTCCCCGAGGTGGACCGTACCGACGAAATCTATGCCCGCGCCATCGAACTCGCCTACGGCCCATCCAAACGGCAAGCCCGCCTGCAGCTCGTGCTCAATGGGCTCTACTACAGCACGCTCCTGTTCGTGGTCGGCTGGATCTTCGCCATGGCGATCGACCGCGATCCCCCGGTTCGTCAGGTCTCCCGGGAGATCGTCAACCCGAGCAAGCAGGTCCACGCCGGCGAGCGGCTGCTGATCCGCGGCGTCCGCGAGCGATCGCGCTCGTGCGAGATCACCCGCCGTTGGTGGCTGGTGGACGGTGCAGGTCGGCGCTTGGATTACGAGGCCGAGCGCTTCGACGCCTACGGCCCGCTGGGGCGCGAGGAAGAGGTGATCGGCCCGTTCATCCCGCTCGATGCCATGCCCGGCCGCGGACGGCTCCTCGGCGTGGTGGCCTACGATTGCAACCCGCTGCAGCGGGCACTCGGATGGTCGATCACGACGATCCTGGTGCCCCTGGAGTTCGAGATCCTGCCGCGGGCGCCGGCGCCGTGAACTGCGCGCCCCCGGGCCAGGACCTGAGCCACGCCTGGGCCCTGGTCGCGCTGCTGGTCGGTATCATCGTCGGCCGGAAGCTCCCGCGGGATCCGCCGTAGCTGGCCCGCGGCTTGCGATCCCCAGCCGTTCCTCCCGAACCACCTTCAGCCCTGCCGGCAGCCGCCGCGCGGGGCTTTTTCATCTTGGGCTCAGTCGGCCGGATCCGCAGGAACGAACTTGCTCGTGTGCCAGCCTTCTAAAGTTTTCCCACCAGGGAACTCCACATCGACGCGATGCTGATTCGCCGGAGGGTCGAATGCGTGCAGGACAACGCCGATTGCGTTTTCGTCGATACCTTGCTCCAGGGCATCGCCCCTGTCGCGCAGCCTCACTCTTTCGCCTGTCATCATCGTGCTCCTCCGTATATCCACCAGAACGCCCGGGACAGACTCCGCAGGCGGCGTCAACCCCGACCCGTAAGCAGATCGGGGCGGGGCTGAGCGGGCCGCTTGACCACGAAGATGGCCCACTTGATGAAGTCCGAGGCGATCGGGAAGTAGCCCGGGACCTTCTCAGGAGGCCCAGGCAACCGAGGCGCTACGCCTGGCGCATCTTCTTCGGGATGGGCCGCGGCGGGAGGCGCTTGCCCGGCGCGTGCAGACCGGCCGCGGTGGCCTTGGCCAGGAGGCGCGGCAGGTACTCTAGCGCCCGGCTATCCCGGCCAGCGAAGTAGGCCTCGGACTCCAAAGGCAGCCAAGCGGTCCAGAAGTGACGCCGGAATTCCGCCAGCATGTCATCCGGATAAGCCTTCGGGTAGACGACTCGGCCATCCTCGAAGTCGTGCCGGTACTTCGGCAGCGAATCGGTGTCGATGCCCCACTCGTCGCGAAGCCACTTGCAGAACATCAAGCCCTGCGAGATGTCCGGCAACAGGCGCTCGGGCAGCGTGTAGCCCATGCTCTCCATCGGAGCGATGAGCAAGATCGTCATCTCGACCAAGATCGAGAAGTGCCCGGCCGGCACGTTCGGGTGGTTCGCGAGATGGCGGCGGAGGTGATACGGGAGAGCAGGCCGAACGGCGGCCCGCCCGGTCATCCATTCCCGAACCCACCGGCTGACCTGAACGGCGAACTCGGGCGAGCACCACTGCCCGAGGTTGATCGCAACGTCAGGGTGCACCCAGGTTCCCTGCTCCTCCGGGTTTCCGCCCCTAACTACTTGAACCAGTTCCGTTACGGGAATTCCCGTATCGGTCGACAGCGCGTTGAGAAACGCTGTGGTTGTGGCGAGCCGCCCATAATCGCCGGCCTGTTTCCCGGTGGCCTTACACATCGCCGTAGCGTTGATGTAGCCGTCGCTCGGGCGCTGGCAGACGAGGCCGCCCGCCGTCTGGTGGGGGATGAGGTCGAAGTGCTGTTGCACGTTAAGTACAAGTCCTGACTGCGTGTTGATGACGCCGGTCAGGGTCTGGACACATCCTCCGGATCGGGATTTAGATCCGGTTGCGCGAGGTGGTCCGGCCCTAGCCGACCTCTCCACGAAAGACCGTTCCCGATTCGCCTCGGGGCGGTCTTTTTCGTTTCGAGACACGCAGCCTGCATGGCCGGCTACCTCAAGTCGACCTATGGGCCGCTTGAGAGCGACGATATCCACCGGTCGTGCTCCGGGGGCACCAAATCAGCTGTGCCCTGTGAACAACCAGCTATTTGCCGCTGCAAAGCCTGTGAATTCCGATCTTCGCCCACTGGAAGCGCGGGAACCGGCGGCTGTTGGCGTTGCCGACGTTGGGTCGTACTGAGCCGGCATGTCAGCCAGCCCCACACCCGTCGACCTCCCGCCCGCCGTCGCCTCCTGGCGCGACCAGCTCGAACGCCTGTCGCCGCACGCCTCGCCCTGCCGCTACATGCCGCCGGTGCGCTGGGCCGCCGTTCGGGAAGCCGCGATCGATTTCTGCGACCGGCTCGGCGCTGACGCCCTCGCTCTCGGCTGGACGGATCGGCAGCTGTTCGGCGTCCACCCGGCGCACGGCACGCTCCGAGTCGACTATTGCGGGGCGGTGATGGTCGCTGGGAAGCGCGCCACGGGTGTCCATGCGGACCGGGTAGCCTTCGAGCGGACCGGGTAGCCTTCGAGCGGACGGCCGCTTACCGGAACACGCCGGGCAAGGTGTGGGGGCCGCCGATCTGGGAGTTGGCCGCATACGGCCGCTGAACTAACTATTTTCTTCCAGGTAGCTGAAGCGCCATGAATTTCGCCATTCGGCAGACCTACAAAGACCGCCGAATGGCGGGCTACGATTCGACGTTGCCCGCTCAGAGGGGACTGAACCCTAGAACCGCCCCTCCAAGATTTCTCACCCCGATCCTGCCTGGCAGGACTGATGACCCGCGGCACGTGGTGGCCAAAATAACTTGTCCGTCCGAGATAACCATCAGTTGATCATCTTCAGCAACAAACTCTATTTCGGCTGTTAATCTATAGAACGGCGCCCCGGCAAGCTCAGTCCATGTGCTTCCATCGTGCTGCCATATGCCAATTCGGCCCTGTAATGCGCTTTCACGACGTAGCATTGCGACTATCATATTGGTGTCATCAGGTCCTGCATACCGCAAAATAAGCGAGGTATGGGCAGCCTCTGGATCCGATACGTCCAGCGTTGCACGAAGGCGTGTGTGGCGCTCGGCCTTACCAGGAACCAATGCTATACATAAATCCGTGCCCGACGATTGGATCGCTGTATCGCTTGCGATCGCAATGTCACCGACTTTCACGTCCCAGAACTTGATCGCGGCAGCTCGAGCTTCTAGCGCATCCAGTTTATTTCTGCTCAAGTATGAGCGTAAAGGGACACCGTTAAGACCGTCCCATACCGGCATTACTCCATTATCATGACAAAGATCTCGCTCGCCGATAACTCTGATTTCGTGCACGGCACCCAGGTCGCCTATGTTATGATAATCAAGGGTCTGAAAGTCGTCGGTGGAAACAACCCACAACGCAGTTTCGCCACTCACTCTACTATTTCTATCGGTTCGAGTTGAAGCTCCGACAAATATTTCTGAGGTCGTCGCGGCTAGACCGCGCGTGATTATGCTGCGATCCAGACATTCCCAAAGCGCTGCGCCGGTCTCGAAATTAACGAGCCGAGCATTCATCGAGTCACAAGATATTATAGTATCGTCATCGCGAACCCAAATGTTATGCATGTGGCTGGAATTGCTCTGCAGCGTCTCCACGTGATCAAATGTGTTTGGATCAATTTTAACGACGAAGGAATTGGCATCATGATTGCTGGCCAAGATGTAAATCAATTTACCATCATAAAAGAGCGAATTAAAATGGTGACCAATGGATACGCCGGCACCATAGCGATCCCATTTGATCGAGCTATAATGGAATTGACGAATAAACCAATCCTCTTTGTTTACGACGCTAAGGCAGTTTCGGCCTGTGTTTGTCACGAGTACTTTATTGCCATGACATAGTACTTGATGGGGCAAAGATAAGAACCGCCAAGACTCTTCCATGCCTCTGGAGAGGTGCCCCGTCTCGGATGCGGCGTAGTCCGGAAAGCTTTGTACAAACTGGTTTTTATTGGCCGAGTGACCTAGATAGAGCTCTTTCTCCTCGGCAAACCAGGAAATGCCATAATACTCGCGTCTGCTATCTTCGACTACAAACGTTTCTCGAGTTTTGGTATCATAACGGAGCAGATAGTTCGGAGTCGTGATAAGAAGGCTCGTCATGACGTATGGTTCTTTGCTGGTTTGCGTGTTTCATAGGGCATGTCGGCAGGAAACCCGAGGCCTCATTCCAGGGCAAGTGTAGCCACTGCTGACACTTAAATTTCCGACCCGGAACGTAGGGCAGGGGAATTATTGAACGCAAAGTCTATACCGCCCTCGGTTTAGAACCTTGAGTGCGATAGCTTGCATCGCCGTTGCGTCGAGTGTCTGCTCATGCTTCTTGAGCACAGTTTTTTCGCTCAGGCTTACGTCGGACCACGCTCTCCATATGGACCGGCGATAGCGCTGTCACTCGCATCAATTGCGAAATGAGGGCCGCCGCAGACTGCTCTATGGAGTACCCTTGGGTGTTAATCAGCAAATCGGGTGCTTCCGGAACATCATACGGATGGGAAACACCAGTAAAATTTTGTATTTTGCCCGCGCGGGCTTGATTATAAAGCCCCTTCGGATCGCGCTCCTCACACACGTCTATCGGTGTGTTTATGTAAACCTCAAGAAAAGTGATATCGCCGGCTATAAGTTTGGCCGCTTCCCGGTCATTACGGAACGGCGAGATCAATGCGACAATTACAATTAGGCCAGCTTCAGCCATAAGCCGGGCGGTCTCTGCGGCGCGACGAATGTTTTCGACGCGGTCCAACGCGGAGAAACCGAGGTCGCGGTTAAGTCCGTGCCGCAGGTTATCACCGTCGATAACCATAGAGTGACGACCACTTCTGATCAAAGCCTGATCAACAGCGTCGGCGATACTGGACTTGCCGGCGCCGGATAGGCCGGTGAGCCAGGCGATTGCCGGCCTCTGACCGAGAGTGGCCCAGCGCTGCTCGCGAGGCTGCAGCGTCTGCCATGTCAGATGGTGTTCTCGTCCCTGCATAGGCGGCATCTGCAAGAAGCTCCTCAAGCGATTTGAGGAGTGTACACAAAGGCGTGAACGTGTCTGTGGCCGCAACGTCACGTTGCGAAGTTGAGGCGGCCATCCTGTGCAATTTGTCGTGGTCCGATGGAAAACCCGTGAAATGATTTATTCGACGTCGGTCGCTCGTTTTGGGCCAAACCGAGGAATTCGCAACGAGAGACGGCTAGTCCTTCACCTCACTCGGCCGGAGCTCGGCGATCACCGCCCGGCCTGCTGCTGTCAAGAACCACGCCGGCTGCGATCGACCTGGGCCGCGGACATGGCGCTCCTTTACTAAGCCCGTCTCGGCGAGCATCGGCATGTAGGTTGGATAGGCTTCATGCCGGAGGCCCTGCGGATGAGCAGCGCAGGCTCGGAGCGCCAGGAGCGCGCGTCCGCGGATCGGTGCGTGCGGTTCGGTGGGCATCCGGTCAGCGGCCCTCAACGAGCCAGAGAAGCAGCGCCGACGCCACCATCAGCGTGAATAGCATCATGAGCGCACCCAGGTCGCGACGCTTGATGCCTCCATCGCCGAGCACGTCATCAAGCATACCAGCGGCCATCGAACCGGCGCCCATTCCCGATAAGAGAACGGCAGCGAACAAGATCCAGCCGGTGAGGGTCTGAGGCATCGCGGGCTACTGCAGCCGCCCGACGCCGCCGTTCAGGCCGAGCACGATGGCCCACGCCAGCAGGTCCCCGGCCGTGATTGGCTCACCGCCGTCCACGCGCCAGTTCTCGAAGTCGTCGTCGGGCTCGACGGTATGACCGCGGGACGTGAGCACTGTCACGGCCTCGGCGATGGGATCCTCCTCGAGCATGCGGCTACGCGGACGCGAGAAGCATTCGCTTCCGCGCCTCCATCATGCGCTCCTCGTCCGGCTGATCCACCATGTCCGCGGCGACCTTCTCGACGATCTGCCGCGTGGCCGCCTCGTCCAAGCCGAGCCCGCGAGCGAATCCGTCGAGGCGCCGCATCATCTGCTGGACCACGGCCCTGTCGACTGGCTCGCTCATCCCTTCACCGGATGCGCCAGCAGGATCGCGGTCCGAACCATGTTGCGCTTGTAGGGCTCTCGGTCGGTGAGCAGCGCGTCTTGGGAGGCTTTGTGATTCGCGATGGCCGCGACCAGGTCGAGCGTCCAGCCCTTGGCCAGCGGATAGGCCTCGCTCGCGAGGTCAGCCAGGACCGCGTCGACCGCGGCGGTGATCTCGTCGTCCGTGACGTCGGACGTTTTCCGGAGTTCGGAGACGGTCGAGTTCGAGGCCAT